GTCTCGGGTAAGAGAATGGGCAGGCGGAGAGGATAATATGGACTGGGAGAAATACAGAAAGGCTTTTGTATGGTATGACTCAGAGAACCCAGAGCTGTTTGGCTCTTACAAACTACCGATTGCGGATGTGATAGATGGTAGGTTAAAGGCTGTACCTCGGGGCATATTCGCTGCTGCAGCTGCTGTGCAAGGCTCTAGAGGTGGTGTAGATATTCCTGATAGAGATATTGCCGGTGTTAAGAACCACCTTGCACGATACTATGAGAAGATGGACAGAACACCTCCATGGAGTTCGGAAAGTAGTGGCTTGGACCTGCTGCTTTACGGTATAATAGGGGCAGCGGGGGAAATTAAGGCAGGCAGAATGAATGAAACAATGAACACTGCCTTAATCGAACAAGCGATACAAAGCCTGAATGCACTTCTTGGGAAAGCTGAGCCGGATAATTCCACTCAGCAAGAAGAGAAGCCGCAGAGTGATGGCGAGTTAGAAAGTCGCTTGCTGGAAGAAACAATTAAGGAACTTAGAAAATTGAAGGAGGTACTATAAGAATGGATGAAAAAGTAGTGGAACTTCAGAGCTTAGTTAAGGAACTGAGGGAGAAGTTCGAGCAAAAGGAACAGGGGCTCTACACAAAGGCTGAGTTTGAAGAGTTTGAAAAGAAAATAAACGAGCGCATTGCACAGCTGGAAACGATGATCAAGAGACCGGTAGTAGCTGACAGCGTTGCTGAAAACAGCGAAAACAAGTCGGTATTTTTCAAATTTCTGCGCGAAGGTAAGGCGGGCCTCGAACCGACTGAGCGGAAGAAATTAGTAGAGGATACGGCTGGGCAAATACTTGTGCCTGAGGAATTAGAGGCAGAGGTATACAGAGAGCTACCGCGTATTTCCGTAATACGTGGCCTTGCAACTGTTAGACAAGTGCGTTCGGACAGGATCAGATCGCGTAGCTTAACTGAGGTGCAGGTAGGGTGGGGCAAATTAGAAACTTCCACGACTCCACTTGCAGAACCAAACTCGTATCTTCTGCCAAGTGACGAATATCACTATGTTGAAGACCTTTATGGTCTAGTAAAAATAGGTGAAGACGAGCTGATGGATACCGACGTTGCGCTTGAAAGCTTGATCGTTGACTCTTTTGCACGAGCAATTGCAGAAGCTGAAGATAGGGCCTTTGTGATAGGTGCTGGACATGACAGTCAAGAACCACAAGGCATTTTAACATCGGCTGATGTGCAGAAAATAGATGGTACGGTTGTAAAAGGTATTACCACAGACGACATTCTGTCTCTTATTTACGCTGTACCGGCACAATATAGAAGGAATGGAGTACTGCTTGTTAACTCTCAGACTGAGCTAGCGTTAAGGCTGCTTAAGGACACTAATGATCAGTACCTATGGCAGCCTTCTCTCCAAGCGGGTAGACCGAACACCTTTGCCGGGTTCCCAGTGTACAACCAGGAAGACATTCCTTCCATCCCAACTGGAACTACGGCAGCTGATGTGGCAATATTCGGCGACTTACGCAGCGGATATAGAATACTCGATAGACTCGGCATAACCATTCAGCGCTTAACTGAACTTTACGCTGAGTCTGGACTTGTTGGCTTCAGAGCACATTATAGAGTAGGTGGCGGAATAATTAGGCCAAATGCACTGAGAGTTCTACACATTAAGGTAGTTTAGAAAGGTGAACAATGTGAGAATTAGGATGCTCCACTCAGTGGGAATTGCCGGTAGTGTTTATAATGCTGGAGCAGTTGTCGATATTGATGAGAAAACAGCTAGAGCGTGGATATTAGCAGGGGTCGCAGAACAGGATAAGAGTTTAGACGGGCCATCGGAGGTGAAAGAGGATGTCAGTGAAGCTGATAACACCTCCAAGCATAGAGCCGATAACACTAGAAGAAGCAAAAATATTCCTCAGAATTGATATTGATGAGGAAAACACTTTACTAGAGTCTCTTATCTCTGCTGCAAGGCTTTATGCTGAGAAGTACACAGCTCGCTCGTTTATAACACAGACATGGGAAATGAGGACTCGCACAGTAGCAGAACGGGTGTTTCTTCCTTATCCTCCGGTACAGATGGTTGAGTCTGTTGTAGTCGACGGGGTAACAGTGGCACAAGATAAATACACATTGCTGCCAGAAGATACTTTATACTGTCTAACTCCTCTTTACTCTGTAACTCCAAGTGGGATTGTAATTACATACACTGCCGGATATGGCGACACTCCTCAGAGCGTTCCGCGTGATATTAGGCAAGCGATACTCATAACTGTGGCTGGGCTGTATGAGAACAGAGAAACTGGTGGAGTATCACCAGAGGCACGAGAGCTGCTTAAACCGTACAGGGTGTTTCAGCTGTGAATATTGGTAAATTACGGCATCGGGTAACAATACAAAACAAGGTAACACTTCCTGATGGATACGGCGGTGTAACCAGTACGTGGCAAGATGTTGCAACTGTTTGGGCATCAGTTGAACCGCTTAATGGTAGGGAACTGTACGCAGCACAGCAGGTAAAAGCTGAACTTACGCATAGAATAACAATGAGATATTTAGCTGGGGTAAAACCAGAAATGAGAGTACTGTTTGGAAATAGAACCTTTGCAATTGAAGCTGTAATTGATCCTGAAGAACGGCGTAAAGTTTTACAATTACTGTGCGCGGAGGTAGTAACATGATAACCATAAACGTTAGCGTTAGTGGCCAGCAAACAGTTGCAATGAAGCTAGGAAGCATTTCAGAAAAGGTAAAGCAAGCGATAAAGGAAGAGATAGGGGCATCTGCTCTTAGGATACAGGCATCTGCTAAGAGGAGGTGCCCTGTTCGTACTGGTGCACTCAGAAATTCCATCACGGTTGACTTGTACGGAGAAATGTCAGCAGAGATAGCTCCACACATGCCTTATGCAATGTTCGTTGAATTTGGCACGCGCAAGATGAGAGCAAGGCCCTACATGACACCTGCAGCTGAAGAAGAACGCTCAAGGTTGGCAAAAGAACTGGAAATTATTGTAAGGACGAATGCAACATGAAGTCGCCATTATTAGCACTGCAAAAAGCGCTGTATGACAGGTTATCACAAACCTTAAGTTGCAGTGTGTATGATGCTGTGCCACAAGGTGCTGCAATGCCGTATGTAACAATTGGCGAAGACACAGCAATTGACTGGAGCACGAAGCTTGAGAATGGGCAAGAAGTAACACATACCTTGCATATCTGGAGCGGCTACGACGGTGCGATGGAAGTAAAACAAATAACAGATACTGTTATACAAGCTGTAACGTCGCAGCCGTTGGTGCTTGAAGGCTTTTACATGGTTGTAGCAACGCTAGATATGACAGAAGTAATACGAGACCCTGACGGATACAGGCATGCTGTCATAAGATTTAGGTTCAAAATACAAGAAAAATAGGAGGTAAAGGAATATGCCAGCAGTAACTGGAGTAACCTTTGTAATTCAAGTAAATACGGGGACGGAAGCAATCCCAGAATGGAAGAGTGTAGCAGGGCAGAGAGGAGCCACGTTAAACAGAGGTGTTGATGAGGCAGACCTTACATCTAAGGACTCGTTAGGATGGCACGAAGGTGCGCCTACAATTCGCAACTGGAGTATCGACTTTGATGGCTTGGTGGTTGAGGATGATGAAGCATACAAGCTATTAGAGGCTGCATATATGGAGAACGAAATATTGCAGGTACAGGTGGTAACTCCAGCAGGTAATAAGTACTCGGGCAAGGCTTTTCTTACTGACTTCCCTATTGATGCGCCTTACGATGATGCGATGACCTATACAGGTACTCTTCAAGGGACTGGACCGCTTGTTATTACACCTGCTCCGTAGGTGAGTGCGTAAATGATAGCAGAGTATGAACTAAAATCTGGAGATAAAGTCTACCCATTAAAGTTTAATAACAAGGCACTGAGAACGCTGGAGACGACCTTAGATATGCCTATAACTAAAATAGGTGAGGTGTTACAGGACCAAATAAGTATTGGACTGCTTACCGAAATATTCAGGGCTGGGCTTATACACTGGAAACCCGACATAACAATTGACGAAGCTGGAGAAATAATAGATGAAATTGGCATGACTACAGCGGCTGATGCGGTAGGAAAGGCTTTTGCTTTAGCTTTCGGTACGGAAGAGGAAAAGCCAAAAAACGCACGGAAGGGGGAGGTACGTGGAACTGGAGAGAGTACCTCCTCCAAAGCCTAAAGGTCGGCGTGAGCATACAGGAATTCTGGGAACTTACTCCTAGTGAGATAGCGC